TAAAAAAAGATACGAAAGGCAAGGGTGATATCTCATTATGGCTACTACCTTGCCTTAAGTATTATATGTAGGTAGATTCTTTCTTTCCTACAAACTGACAGGGGTAGGAGAAAGCGGAGGATATGAAACCTACCCCTGTTGTATCGCAATTGGAAAGGACTAGAGCGAAAGGTTACCCTAGAAATTTAATATGCAATACAAAACTTATTTCGAAACTATTCTTCGTTTAATAGTTTAACCAAATCTTTGATAGCTTGTCTATCATTCATAGATAGTGTAGACAAGGAATCTCTAACAGCATTTCTAACGACATCAGGATTGTCGTTAATGTAAGTGTATATAGCATCTTCAATGATTGAATCAAAATCAAAATCATTAACTGTTTCTTCAACTAAAGAAACTGCATGTTCTTCAATAGTATTTTGTAAATCAGACATTATAATTACTCCTTTGTTAAATTCGCCAAGGGCGTGGGATTAGTTGTATCACCCACAAGCTTTCGGCTACAGATAAACCTCTGATCATGCCTACTTACAACCACCCTCGATTACCTCAGGCATTTGCCCATACTTCCTCTCGAGTGTACCTTACCCCTCTGTTTTAGAGTTGTTCAGTCAGCCGATACTGATAGCTAATCAATATCACGAAACTTGTGGATAGTTTTGGGAAACTCCCCTTGGCACTATCCTTGCCGTTTTTGTGTAGTCTTATAGCCACCAGCTTTGCTACACAGTTCCATATGGAAACTTTATTCTACAAACGCCAATTGTCTATCTATATGAGATAATAACCTCATCTCAATATATGTCTTTGCTTTCTTCTTTGCAAGAGCATAAGAACCAGCTGTCCCTATAACTTTCTTCTCAGCATTCACATAACTGTCATCAACAACTATCTGCCATGACTCACTACCAACATAACTACTGGCTCTACTGTTCTTAACTAGATGAATTACAATATCATCATTAAATGTTCTAGGAACTGTAGCTGTATAGTGTCCTTTAGTTACTTTACGATATGGCATTATAGACCTTCCTTTCGATTAAAATGGTATATCTGCTCCTTCATCATCATCATTACTTGATGACTCTTTAGGTGCTGATCCTTTAGTCCCGACAATTTTAATATCACCAGAAAACTGTGGAACTACAACTTCTGTTGCATATTTGGTTTCACCATTATGTTCATATTTTCTAGTTTCTAATTGTCCTTCTACATAGATTTGCATTCCCTTCTTGTAATGCTTCTCTATTGTTTCAGCTAATCTTGGATCGAACACAACTACATTGTGCCATTGTGTTCTTTCTACTAGTTCGCCTTTAGCATTCTTAAACTTCTCATGTGTTGCTACAGATAGTTTGGCGAACTTCTTTTCCTTAGTAGATATTTTAACTTCTGGATCATTCCCTAAGTTACCTACTAATATTACTTTATTAATTGTCATTAATACGCTCCTTCCATTCTGCGTTCTACTTGGTCTTGACATAACTCATCAGTTTTATCTCTGACTGCTAAATCAACTTCTTCGTCTAACCAATCTCTTCCTAATAAAATTATTAATGTATATCGTTTCCATATAGGGATACCGTGAAATACACTATGGCATACTTCCAAATGGTCATAACCTTCGTAATAATCTTCTAGAGATTCTGATACTACATCAAATCCCCAATTTTCTATTTTCTGTTTAATCATTATATAACTTCCTTCCTAATATATTATGATGTCTTTGATTGCATAATCTATAAAATCCCCATGTTGGATATTTTATAGTAAATTCAGATTTCTTTAATGAATTTAATATTCCGTCAGTAAAATCCCATGCACTAAACCTGAGTTTTTGAAGCCCACTACCTTTATCTTTTTTGTAGTAGGCTTCATACATGTTATTATCAGGTAACATAGATACAGCAATTATATCTTTGCCTTTAAATGTATAACTCATTACTTGGCTACCTTAATCTCTGTAATCTTAGACTCGTTAGCTACTGTAAACTTAGATTTCATTTGTTGAACATATTTGTTGTTGTCAAATAAACCTAAAAATACATCTGCTGCCATACCTAAATGCGACATAGCTTTAGTCATAGCATCTGTCATAGCTTTCTTGGGCGCTTCATCATCTAGTGTGCCTTTAGTATTATACAAAGGATTGACTGCTGACACAGGACCGTACCAATTAAATTCACTATCCTTATTTTCTCGCCAACCTATTTTAAGTTCTGCAAATACATTTTTCTCTGTGTATGTATATTCTACACTATAAGTCCAACCTTTACCGACTGGACCAAATTGATCTGTCATCTTCATCACCTGATACATAGGATCAGTAGTTGTTAGATCTTTACCAAACTTGTTAAATTGTTTGGTAAACTTGGGATCAGTATGTTTGAAACTGTCCCAGATACGTTTGTTATCACTCATGTAAACAACTCCTTCTGTTTCTTTAGTTTATCTCTGTGAATCCAAGCTATAACATTTCTGTTATTCTTGTTCTTTCGTCTTTCACCAGAATCTCTTAGAACTGCTGTTTGATTTAATTCTGTAATCCTAGCTCTAACACTTATTAAATTCTGATTTAATTGTTCAGCTACTTCATCAGCTGTATAAGTTAAATTATCACCAAACTTATATATATCTTCAATCATGAACATCAGTCTTGGATATTTCATATTGATTTTATCTGCTGCTTCCTTACTAGTGGATCGTTTCTTGTAACCAGCTTGGTATGGATATCGTAACTTGTTCTGTGAGTCCATTTAGATTTTCCTTTCTTGAACAAAACGCCTCAAAATCTACATAATCTGGTGGCTGAATATCATATTGTATATAATTCCATAGATATGTTTCAGCATATATCAGTTTATGCATAAAGTCATAGTCAGCTTTTACATTATAAATCTTATGTTGTAGATTACCTATCAACACAGATAAATAAGCTTGTTTTAATCCTGTTACTATCATGTAATGTTGTAACTGTGGATAATATCTATCTACTACATCTTTTGCACTAAACGGGCTAACATGTTTTGCTTCGAAGATTGCTTCTTCTTTATGTATAACTCCGTCTACTGTTGCATGTAGAAACTCTATATCTGGACTAGTATAAACTTTGTTATTATTCGTTACTTCTAATCCAGTTTGTTTTTCAAACCAGTCAATGTTAAATGGTTCGGTATATATGCCCATTTGCACTGGTAGAACTTCTGATAAATCTTCTTTTTCTGTTTTTCCAGTTTTAATTTCCCATATATCTTTCCATTGACCTTTAACTATCTTGATAGCATCAGTACCACCTAATGATACTTTTATCTCTTTCTTCGATAGTTTTCTTTTTTTTGTTGCCATTCTTGCAACTCCTTTCTGTATTTGTCATAAAGCATATTCGCTGTATCATAAACTATTCGATTGTCTTTCACTCTGGGTGATAGATAAAGCTTCATAAACATTATATATTTGTCATAAGTAAAATATTTCTTTGCAGCTTTCAGGATGAACTGTCTTTTCCGTTGCTTATAAGTCATTGGACTAGTTCGGTCCTGTTCTTGTAATATTTCTCTTTTGTATTTACCTAATATATTACTTAGATTCTTCATGTTTATCTAATTTATTTTGTAAATCTATTAAGTATTGTCGAGTAGCTTCACATATATCTTGTTGTAAAGTTAATAAACAAGAAGGACATACTTCTACTGCTGTACCTTTTGCATGATATAAATCATCTATTTCTGATTTAGTTAAACTAAGATGTAGTTTTTCTTGATAATATATTATCCTCATGATTGTTCCTTTCTGTTAATGTAATCTGATACCCTAAAGCATCAGCCCAACAACAGAATAAATAACCACTCGGTTTGCGTATGCCTACTTCCCATTTGGAAACAAGACCTCTAGCAACACCCAATAGTTCGTCTACTGTTGCTTGGGTATACCCCAGCTTCTCTCTTGCTTTGACAAACTGGGGTATAACTTCTTTATAGAATTTCTTGCCTAATGCATACTCCATAAAGAATTGATATATTAATTTAAGCGGCAAGTAAAGTATGCCAATCCTGTGATTGTAACATAGATGCTACTTTATCTGATCTAGATCTGAACTTATTCATTGGTTGTCCACGACCTTCTGGATGTGTAGCCCAATGTGTCGCAGTTTGATAAACTGCATACATATTGATACCATATCTACGTTTATAGTTTTCCCAATGTGATGATAACTCTGACATTGCATAGTCCGACACTCTAGGATGGATAGGATCATCTATTTGTGCTATTGTATTCTCAAATAGATATCTCACTTTATCTTGTGTTATTTGTTTTTTAGCCATTCTCTCAAACCACTCTGGGAATTGATTAAATGCATCTAATGCTCTGGATATATCAGAAGCTCCAATAGAAGTTTTGGTATTCCAATTTTTCTTGGACATACCTTTGATCTTCCAATCAGCTCTCATACAACCATTAAGACAATAAACAATCATTGGACCAAAGATAAATTGTTCAGCCCAACGTAGATTGTAGGCAGTCCATGCCCATAATCTTAGCTTCAATGTATCTTTTTCAAAGGTGGTAGTCGTTCCATTAAATGTAATTATACGACTAAATTTACCACCATTATCAATGATATCATCTTCTACTGTTACATTGTCTAGGTCTAATGAATTAGAGTCCATAAGACCTTGATTCAACATATTGACAAAATCAGGATAAGTCCTGAGATTCTCGGCACTTGCATTGCTCATAGTGGCAATGTATTTGTCCTCATTAAACAAAGCTTTCTTATCTGGGATCTGTTCCCAGTCGCCAGCCTGTAAATCATGATAATAAATATCACGAATACTGGGGACAATATTACAGTTTTCTGCTATGTGCAGTTTACTTTCGGTTTGTATCATGTATATTCCTTTCTATTACACATTATAGACCTTCTGTGGTGGGAGGGGATAAACCCCTCTCACCTAATTTTATTTAAAGAGGAGATAAATCAGTTAATTCCATTTCAAGAAGATCAACAGTTTGTTCATCTACTTTACATAATGAATCAATTTGTTTCTTCATTAAATTAAGTATTAACCGTGTATTACTATCAAAATTATATTTGTCGTCATCATGTAAAGCAACTAGATGATGGTGGATTTCTGTTAATCTACCAAGTCGTTCTCTAGTAATTTCTAAACGTTCTTCGTCAGCTATTTGCTTTTCCATTGCTAGGGCGTTCATTTTGCTCATTAATACTCCTTTGCATATCTGCAATTGCTTTGAGTTCACCTTCACTAAATAAATCACTACTTTCAGCTAGATCGGTAAACAGTTTAAGTACACTAGTACCCATAGCTATATTAAACTTTTGATACTCGTATACTTTGTTAGTAAGCATATCTAATTGTTTATTAGTTGCTTGTAATGCTTCTAATATACTTTCAGACCACTTAATAAAAGCTTTGGTTTGTTCGTCATTCATGTAGTAGCTCCTTCCACATTGTTGTAATTAGCATCATTCATATTATTATATCTATTGCTTTTTGGTTCTCTTACATTGCCATAGATATCACCAGTGCGTATGTCATAAATATCGCCCTCTGGGCTGATATGAAATACTTTCTTTGGTGTTTGATCGAATGCATTGTTATTTAAATCTCTCTCGACTTTATTGACATTGTATAAATTTGTCATAGTCTTAGAGAAATCTGGGCTTAATAGTACTCGCCAGTACCATACTGCTCTACCCTTGCTATATTTATAGGCTTCGGTAGTTGCTAAGCCTTTTGCGACAGTTCTAGCTGTCTTACTCATAAATGAGATCATCATTCACTCCTTTCGTGTATTGATCTTCGACTAATGTGTAATCTTCTGGACCTATTTCTTCCATGAATCCACCTTCACATGATAAGCAAGGCTCATCATCTACATAGGCTTCACCATTACATTCAGGACATAGTATTTTTGACATCACACATTACCTCTTGCTTTAATAAATCAAAATCCTCTTCTGTTAAGATTTTGAAATCCCCGTTTAAAAACGTTAATTTATAATAGTCTATTGTTTTACCATTGTAAATAACGCTATATTTATTGATTGCTTTGAATGTTATCATCTAAATCAATCCTTTCTATTGTTATTTTATAGAACTCCTCGGTATACGCTGAATCATTCCCTACTTGATGATAGTCTTTAAAAAGCCAATATGTCTTGGCTTTTAGTTTATGCATATCCATATACTGGATTTTTTGTTCCATAAACTTTGATAGTTCTTGTCTAATTAAGCTATTTAATTTCTCAACCATTTAATGACTCCTTTCTGATGTCAATAATGTGAACTGGTTTACCAAAACTTTTGGCAAAATTTATACTGGACAATGTACCTCTGCTAGAGTAATCCCAAAAGGCAACCACAAAATCAGATGCTTTTACAATAAGTTTATTGCGAATAGGTCCAGCTGATTTGCCATAAGTTTTCCAATCAGGGTAGAATACCTTGATTGGTATATCGTAAATCATAGAGTAACGTTCAGCTAGTTTATCTGCACCTTTTGCACCACCAGATACCAATCTAGTGATGTTTCCGTCTGCAAGACGGATTTTTTTCATCACAGATTGGAATAAAATAAAGTTGGTGAAGGTGCGTGTACCAACAATGCCACAAACAAGAGAATTTAATTCAGACATATTAACTCCTTTCTTTTTTCTCGCTTTCCACTATTAAATAAGCTTTTATTAAAACTAATATTATGAATAACAATATTATTACTAATACCATTTTATATCCCTCCTTCAGGTTTTATTGATGTATAAAATCCATAACTAAAACATCCCATTAATGCGAATTGCATTAATATTGGTAAATCCATATTTTGTCCTGTTGCCATACAGAATAATATTAAACTTATTCCACCAACAGATAGAAACCCAAGTAATATTCTAATCAATAATATAAACATGATTATTATCCTCCTATTAATTCATTTAAATCTTTAAATGGATAATTGATTGGTCTACTAACATAAGGCTTTCTATTTTTAATCCTCTCTTTCCTTTTGCGTTCTGACTCAATTTCCATGCTTAATTCGTTTGCAATTCTGCTTATCTCTAGCTTATATTCCTCTACTGTTGAGGGATAAAACCCTCTAGGTCGCATACCATAAAGGTCTTTATAGAGATCACTATATGTCCCCCCTAGAACACATAATTCATGATGTTCTTCTTTTGTAATTACTGTGTGTATCATATTGTCCTTTCCCCGAGCTAGCTCGGCATTCACTCACACTCAGAGCGTTTTTTTTTAAAAACGCTACCTTCCCGTGGAAACGGGAAGGTATAAAAATCTTTATAACTTAGATGCCTTCTGGTAAAGGCACGTGATTTGGATCAGGCTCAATCACAGGCTCTACCTTATGAGCGTTTTTCTTGTTCCACTCATTTGCTTCCGTAAACTTGAGCTGTCGCACAGGACCGTTTTTGGAAGTATATTTTAGGTAAGGTTTACCCATTATCTGAAGGTAAAAATCCTTAGATGCTTGAATACGAGCTTTTTTAATACCAATACTATATTTAAAGTTAGCAATGCTATTCTCTAATTGTGTAAGGGTATTAGCTAGTACCTCTAAGGATTGAAAGCTAGCAGTTTGTACATCTATATTTCTATTACCGTTAGCTTCTTTATGTTTCTCAAGTGCTAGTTTTTTCTCATCTAGCTTCTTCAGTAAACCATCTAAACCAAATTCTAGTTTAGATATATGCGACTGTAACTCCATTTTGAAATTATATAAGTCGTCATATTTAATCATTGAAGCATACTCTAGCTTCAGTCCATTTAGTGTGTCTTGACGAATACCGTCTAACACATACTCACGCTTTTGATTTATATCCATGATGTTTTTTCCTTTCTTTTATCATGTTAATATCTATATTCTCTAGTTTTGATGAAATCTCTTACCTAGTATCACTAGATATCTCATCTCTATCCGAATATGCCTACTCTTGCATCAAAAATTACAAGCTTGTCCATGCGCCAATGCTGTCTGCACCGAGCTACAAGTTGTTGCTTCCACTTGGATGCGACCACTTGTGTGAAGTGTGCGACATGCTTGAGCATGGTCAAGTGAAGGAATTTTCTGATAGTTCCCCGACCTAACATGTAGCCACTCTCAACGATTTGTAACAGGGGAATAGAGCATATTCGAGAGAGAGATGCTCTCAGACAGCTACAGCGAGGCAAATAAATAGGTGCGAAGCTCTAGGGTAGAAAGCGACGACATTTCACCCTTGCCGAGCCAGCTGGATGAGAGTCTATGTAGCCCCCCTTGAGGGGGGAGGGGGGGGAGGAATGCACATAACAGAAAAGTAATATATCATTACCATTATATGCTTGACACAGGGATTATAGTCCTCTACTAACGGATATAGCGTGAACAAGTTACCCGACAACTCGAAAGATCTCACAGCCAAGCAAAAGGCGCTTGTCGATACACTCGTAGCCGAAGGCTGTAGTATACGTGAAGCGTCCATAAAAGCTGGATATTCAAAGGGAGATGGAGGTAGAGTTAATGCAAGTCGGACACTACGACTCCCCAAAGTACAAAAGTACATGATGTCCCAAATAGCGAATACTATGGGACTAAGCGCAGTGCATGCAACACACAAGCTCGTGCAACTCTCAAGTTCAGCGAAGTCAGAGTATGTTCAGCTTGAAGCTAGCAAAGATATCCTAGACAGGGTTGGACTGCGCACCCCAGATAGAGTTCAACATTCAGTCGTGGGAGATCTGAAAGTCAATATTGATCTCACTTAGTGGGGTGGGGGGTTCGAAAACCTAAAGGTTTTGATAGTGATAGATGGCATACACACAACAAAGTCCAAAAAAGCTCTATAACCAACAACAGATATTTAGGTGGACCAGAGAGGAGCAGCAGAAATATAAGGTATGTTATCGCTGTGGACAATGGGGAACAGTCGCCCTGAAAGGAGAACATGGCAACTATTACTTTGTTTGTGCAGACCATTGGCAACAAGATCCGTCTTATATGGATCAGTAGGAGGCTCAGAAATGAGCCAGATGAACACGAAGTTTTCTTAGGATCAGATTCTTATTAAAGTGTCAATACACATTTAGTGTGCATTGTAGATATATTTTTTTTCAAATAAAATTTTCATTGACGTAAATGGAGAGCTGTTATAAGCTAAGCCCGTCTGGTTAAGACAAAACGTCAAGTGTTGCAACACTAGAAAGGAGATGAAATGCCTAAAGTAGGAAAAAAGAAATTCCCGTATACAGCCAAAGGTATGGCTGCTGCAAAAAAAGAAGCTAAGAAAACTGGGAAAAAAACTATTGCAGTTAAAAAGAAGTATTGAGTAGTAAATCAAAGATTAAAGGATCTCGTGTAGAACGAGAGATAGTAAAATTATTTCAGTCAGAAGGCTTTGAAGCAAGACGACAGCCTATGTCAGGAGCAATCCAAGACTTTCCCCATGATGTTTATGTTAATGATTTATTTGATGGCACAACCATTGAGGTAAAAGCCAGAAAGAATGGAACGGGATTTACACAATTAGATAATTGGAAAGGATCAGCTGATATACTGATCTTGAAAAAAGACTTTGAAAATCCCAATGTGTATGTAGAATGGAAATTTTTTAAGGAGTTATTACATGCCTATCGACAATATCGATTCGGAAGTGAATTTGGAAAACAGAAAAATCTTCAACATAAGTTGGGGAGAAAGGCAAGCACTCAGAAAAATAGTGAAAAAAGTACATTTAAAATTCCTTCCCGAAAGTTCAATCAGCAACAGGGAATGCGACAAGCTGATAGAGAGTCTAGGACCATCGATCAGAGAAAAGCTGATAAAAGAGCATATAGACAAGCTTTAAAAGATGCCAGAGCTAAGTTACAAGCCTCATGGCGAAGTCCTAAAGACATTTCTCAAATCTGATAAATTCTTTCGTGGACTTAGAGGACCAGTAGGATCGGGCAAATCTGTTGCTTGTTGTATTGAAGTTTTTCGTAGAGCCTTAGAACAACAACCTGATAAAGCTGGAAAAAGAAAATCTCGTTGGGCTGTTATCAGAAATACAAATCCTCAGTTAAAAACCACTACTATTAAAACTTGGCTAGACTGGTTTCCTCAACAAGACTTTGGAGATTTTGCTTGGTCAGTTCCTTATACTCATCATATCCATGTAGGAGATGTAGAACTAGAAGTTATTTTTTTAGCACTAGATAGACCAGAAGATGTTAAGAAATTACTATCTTTAGAACTTACTGGAATATGGATTAACGAGGCAAGAGAGTTACCTAAGAGTATTATTGATGCTTGTACTATGCGTGTAGGCAGATTTCCTTCTATGAAAGATGGTGGACCAAGTTGGTATGGTGTTATTGCTGATACTAACGCACCAGAAGAAGATCATTGGTGGGCTGTGATGGCTGGAGATGTTCCTGTTCCTGAACATTTATCAAGAGAAGAAGCTTTGATGTTAGTAAAACCAGATGATTGGGAGTTCTTTACCCAACCTTCTGCTATGTTAGAGAAGAAAAATACTAAAGGAGAACTAGAAGGCTATAATAATAACCCTAAATGTGAGAATAAAGCTAATCTAACAGAAAAATATTATCCCAATATTATTAAAGGTAAGACCAAAGGCTGGATTGATGTCTATGTAATGAACAAATTAGGCTCGATTGAGGAAGGTAAGCCTGTCTATCCTAGTTGGAATGAAGGTACACACCTATCGAAAGAGAACCTAGAGCCATTAAATACCACTATCTTTATAGGAATAGACTTCGGATTGACACCAGCAGCCGTGTTCGGACAGAAGTTAGCTGATGGTAGATGGTTAATCCTTCATGAATTGGTTTGTTTTGATATGGGTATTACAAGATTCTCTGAATTATTAAAAACAGAGATAGCCAAAAAGTTTCGATCACATGATATCGAAATATATGGTGATCCCGCTGGTGATTTTAGAGCACAGACAGATGAATCTACTCCTTTTCAGATTTTGAGATCACAGGGATTAAAGGCAGTCCCAGCTCCTAGTAATGACGTTGCTCTGCGTACGGAAGCTGTGGAGGCTGCCTTGAACAGAATGGTAGACGGAAGGGCTGGCTTCCTACTAAACTATAACTGTATTAATCTTAAAAAAGGTTTTAACGGGGGTTATCACTATAGGCGACTGCAAACATCAGGAGATCGCTATGATGAGAAGCCTATGAAGAACAGATATTCCCATGTGCATGATGCATTACAGTATTTAATGCTAGGTGCTGGTGAAGGAAGAAGCCTTATGGCTGGAAAAGCAACAAGACCAGTTATTGCTAAGACAAGAAGCTGGAATATCTTTGATAACAAAAAGAAAAAATCAGTATGGCAAAACAGAAGAGGGTTCTAGTCTTTTTCTTTGAAAACAATGACTTTGATAGGTCTATCAAGTTTTTTAAAAAAGGATTTAAACATTGTGGGGTACTTTATTATGATACTACTTGTAAACATTGGATAATCGTAGAGTATATCTATGGTCAAATGTTAATAGAAGTTTTGGATAGTAAGAAAACAGATGCCTTCTTTGAGCTGTTAAAACAGAAGAAAGCTAAAGTTTTGAAGGGAGATTGTGCGTTTAATCATACAAGATTTCCTACTATGATGAAGTCTTGGATTAAAGAACATAGCTGTGTATCTTATGTCCAAAGAATACTAGGATTAAATAAATGGTGGATATTTACACCACATCAATTATATTGTGCGTTGAAAAAACATAATTTTTGTGAAATAGAGTTATAATGGGAAGTTTATTAGGATCAAGAACACCTCCGAAATCAAAAGCAGAATTAGATCAAGAAAGGCGAATGGAAGAGGAGAGAATAAAAGCTGAAGAAGAAAAAGCTAAATTACTTGCTGAACAAGAAAAGTACAAAAAAAGAAAATTAAAAGGTTTAATAGGGCAACGATCTCTTTTCGCTAAAGCTGGTGGGAGAGGTTTTTATGATGAAGGAAAAGAAATAACATAATGGGATCACAAACAGGATCAGCTTCTGCTAGTAAAGGTGGGATGTCTAATAAATCTGCTGAATTAAATGCAGTAGTACAAGGAATTAGAGCTGATGAATATGCTAAAGACAAATTAGGTATTACTAAAACAGTAGCTGGACCAATCAAAGGAGCATCTAATAGTGTTACTGGTTATTATTCTACAAAAGTTCCTAATCAAATGTATGGTGCAGAATATCAAGCAGCAAGAAATGAATATTTAGCTAGTCAAGGTTTAGGAACTGTTAGAGCTGATGGTGGTTTTATGGCTGGAGTACAAACAGATAAAGGATTAACATTTACAAATGCAACTAGAGGTGCATATGAAGCATCTAAGAGAGAACCTATTCCTCTTTCAAGACAAATGTATGATTCGCAAAAAATGGTGGGAGCTACAGCATTTGGTGTTTTAGGAGCTATGATGGGAATGCCTACATTAGGATTATCTATGGCTGGTAATATTTATAAAAGTTCTTATGCAAATTATATAAAAACAAATAGACAAAGCACATACTTTACACCCACTGGTGGAGGTGGTGGAGGTGGTGGTAATCAAACAACTACTACTGCTACAGGAGATACTGCTACACCAATACAAGAAGATTCAACTAAAAAAAATTTAGCTTTAACAGCGGCAAGAGTAAAAGAAATGGCAGCCTCTTCGAAAAGACAATTTTATAAAATATCTGGTAAGAGTATTACTGGAAAGATGAGTGCTAAATAATGCCTTATGTTCCTATCTTTGAAGTAGAAGAAGAACAGTATGGAAATCTAGATCCTAGAGTTCAATTATTCTTAAAGAAATATAAAGAAGCAGAATCAATCCACGATCATTGGAAAGACAAGTATGAAGAAGCATACGAATATACTATGCCTCAAAGAGAATCTTTCTATGAAGAAACAATTGGAGAAAGAAGAACTGACAAGATCTTTGATGAAACTGCTGTTGTAGGTATTCAAGAATTTGCATCAAGACTACAATCAGGAATGGTTCCAACATATGGTCGTTGGGCTAATCTAGAAGCTGGAGTAGAAATCCCTGATGAAGTTAAACCTCAAATTAACGATCAATTAGATGCAATTACTAATTACATCTTTGAAGTATTAGGTGGTTCTAATTTTAATCAAGAAGTTCATGAAGCGTTTATGGATCTTGCTATTGGTACTGCTGTTCTACAAGTAGAAGAAGGAGATTCTATTAATCCTGTTAAGTTTACAGCTGTTCCTTTACCAAGAGTAATGTTGAACAATGGACCAGATCAAAGAGTAGATACAGTTTTTAGAAAAAGAACAATGTCTTACAAACATTTAATGGTGGCTTATCCTAAAGCTGAGTTAGGTGAAAGAACTTACAAATGTATGGAAGATGAGCCTAACAAGAAATGTATTGTTATTGAATGTGTTACTAGAATGTATGACAAACCTAACGAAGAAAGATATAAGTATCAGGTTGTCTGCTTAAAAGAAAAAGAAATGATTTATGAGCAAGAGCTAAAAGGCGAAGGCTCTAACCCTTACATTGTTTTCCGTTGGAACAAAGCATCAGGTGAAGTATATGGTCGTGGACCAGTCTTTAATGCTATGGCTGCTATCAAGACTACTAACTTAACTGTCGAAATGATTTTACAAAATGCTCAGATGAATATCTCTGGTATTTATACTTATGAAGATGATGGAGTTATCAATCCAGAAAATATTAATCTAGTGCCGGGTAGTTTAATACCAATAGCGCCTAATAGTCGAGGATTACAAGCTTTACCAGCTACTGGTCGATTTGATGTTGCTCAATTAATCTTACAAGACATGAGAAACAATATTAAGAAAGCTTTATACATGGAAACATTAGGTAGACCTGAAGGGACACCTATGTCAGCTACTGAAGTAGCAGAAAGAATGGCAGATTTATCTAGACAGATAGGTTCTTCTTTTGGAAGATTACAGGCTGAGTTTGTAACACCATTATTACAGAGAGTTATAAGAATATTAATCAAACAGGGGAAGATTGATATACCTAAGGTTAATAATAAGAAAGTCAAAATAGTGGCGACTTCCCCATTATCAAAGGCTCAATACCAACAAGATGTTGCTGATGTATTAAGATTTGCTGAAATTATTGGTACTACATTTGGACCACAAGTATTAAATTTAGTTACAAAACAAGAAGAAATAGCTAGATATTTGGTAGAAAAAATGGGATTACCAGAAAAATTAATCCGTTCTAAGGAAGAACAAGCTCAAGTAATTCAACAGTTGCAATCACAAATGCAACAGGGTACAAATACTGATGGCATGGGAAACACTGGTCAGCCACAAGGTTGATATTAAACAACAACAAATAGATTCTGATTTTGCTGTCGTTTTTGCGAGTGAGCAAGGAAAGAAAGTTTTAGAGTATCTTGAAAGTATTACTGTTAATGCTACAGTAGGACCACAAACACCAAGTAGTAATTTATGGCACTTGGAAGGACAAAGATATTTATTAAACTTAATTAAACTTAGAATTAAAAAAGGAAAGATTAAGAAATGAGTGAAGAACAAACACAAGATACGCAACAACAAGAACAAGATTTTGTAGTTGCTGAAGAAAATAAAGTAGAATCTACAATACCTGAGTATGCTCCCGAAAAATTTTGGGATAAAGATAAAAATGAATTGAATGTAGAAGAACTAGGAATGTCCTATAAAGCTTTAGAAAAAAAGCTAGGACAAAGAACTGATGTTCTCTATAAAGAATTAGAAGAAGATTATGCTAACAAGATGTCAGCAAAAGCGCCTGAAGAATATGTTATTCCAGAGTTGGAGTTACCAGAAGGTGTTAATGTAGATATTAATACAGAAGAACCTATGCTTCAATGGTGGGCAGATACAGCTAGAAAAAATGGTTTAACTCAAGAACAGTTTGCTGAAGGTATTAACCAATTTGTTAATAATGAAATTGCTGGATTACCTAATCCTCAATCTGAAAAAGAATTACTAGGAGATAAGGCAGAAGAAAGAATAGAGTCAGCTAATCTATGGGCTAAGAAAAATCTTACCCCCGATTCTTATGATGCTATTACTCAGTTTGCTTCAAGAGCAGACGGAGTAAAGGTTATTGAGGAATTAATGGGCTTAACAAAAGAAGCACCTATTCCACAACATGAAACACAAATAGATGTGAAACCTTCATTGGCAGATCTTAGGTCTATGATGAATGATCCTCGATATCACGAAGATGGTAAAAAAGATCCAGCATATATTGAAAAAGTTACACAGCTCTTTAACAAATACGCAACTTAATAATTGCCCAAAAGTTAAAGTTCTGTGGAGAGATGCTGTTAGCCATGCTACATGGCAAGATCCAGAAGAAGTAAAAAAGTATAAACCAGCAGTAAACTGCACAGAAGGTAAAGTATTAGTAGATAATGATGATGTGATTATCTGCTTTATGACATGGAATGACACAGATATTGGAGATGTTTGTGTTATCCCTAAAGAGAATGTCATAGAAATTGTGCGTTGATTTTTTCTTAAAAATATGTAAGTCCTAGAGATAAGACCTCGTTTGGCTTTAGGATATGCCTTTTAAAGACAACATATCTCACCCAAAGAGATAATCTTGATGATAACAACATAACTCAAAGGAGAAACAATGAGTGCTACAATAAATAATGCTTTTATTACTCAGTTTGAAGCTGAAGTACATATGGCATATCAAAGAAAAGGTTCTAAGCTCAAGAACCTTGTTCGTGTAGTTAATGGTGTATCAGGTGAATCTGTTAAGTTCCAAAAAGTAGGAACTGGTGAGGCAACATCTAAAGCAAGACATGCTGAGGTTGTAGCAATGAACATTTCTCACACTAATGTTACAGCAACATTAGCAGACTTCTATGCATCTGACTATGTAGACAAATTAGACGAGCTAAAGACTAACATTGACGAAAGAGCAGTAATCGCAAATAACGCAGCTTATGCTCTTGGTAGAAAAACTGACAGCATTTTAACAGACGCTATGGCTTCTGCAACTACACTAGCTAACAACGCTGGTGCACAGGGTGGTACAGTAGCAACTGATATGAACGTTGATAAGTTCCAAGAGATGCAAGCATTATTTGGTTCAAATGATGTTCCAGATGATAACCAACGTTATTGGGCTATTGGTCCAAATCAATGGTCAAATCTTTTAGATGACGATCAGTGGTCAAGAATGGAATACATTGGTGCTTCCGAATTACCTTTTAGTGGTATGAATTATACAGCTAAGAGATTCTTAGGATTCTTAACATTTGTACATTCTGGGCTAGACACATCTGGTTCAACAGATAGACATACAATCGCATGGCACAAATCATCAATGGGCTTAGGCGTTGGATCTGACGTAAGAACTGAAGTGAACTATATTCCTGAGAAGGTAGCTCACTTAATGACTTCTTACCTATCAATGGGTTCAATCCTAATCGACACCAATGGTATTAGAGTGTCTAAGTGTGCGGAATAGGAGTAAATAATGGCATATTCACATACAGCTAATCCTATCAAAAAAGGATGTCAATTAGGCGACAGCAATGCTCTATGGTATTACACAGACGGTGATGCTATTGGAGATATTGATAATGATGATTATTTTTTAGCTGCTCACAAAGAGCTAACAGCTGGAGATATCATTATAGTAAATAGTGGTGGTTCAAACGCAGTGGTAGATATTTTAATAGTATCTGTCGATGATGGTGGATCTAACTTAAATACTGTGCTTCTGGCATAATTATATTGGGGGGATTTATTCCCCCCTTTATTTAGGAGTTTAAAATGGCAATAACAGTAGCAGCAAGAGCATTAGCGAAAAAATTACTTAAAAATAAAAGTCTTAAAAAAGCGATTAGTGTAACTTCAAAACAAACAAACAAATTAAAAAATGCAGTAAAAGTAAAAACAAAAAAAGTTACTGAATCTGCTGCAGTAACTGGTGCAGTTGCTAAAGCAAAACCAGCTGTTAAAAAAGCAGTAGATAAAACTAAAGAAGTTTCAAAAAAAGCAGTAGATAAAACTAAGGAAACTGCAAAAAAAGTTTCAGACAAAACTCCAGAAGGTGTAAAAAAAGCAGCAAAAACTGTTGGAACAAAAACTAAAAAAGCAGCAAAAACTGTTGGAACAGGTGCTTTAGGTGTTTTAGGAGCTGGAACAGTAGCTGGTGGAATTGTAGGTGGTCAGATGGGTAACCTAGCTGGAAAAGCAATTAGAGGTGCTGGTGATCAAATAAGAAAAATAAGAAAAAAACCACCACGAACTGATGCAAAAAGATATAATGATGAAGCAATAGATACACTAACTGGTTTAGGAATTGGTGCAGTAGCTGGTACAATCGGAACTGGTTCTATAGTTGCATCTATGGTTAAATCATCTACTCCTAAAGAAGCAGAATATGATATTTCAAGATTAAGAGATGGCAGATTTAGTACACAGTTTAAGGACAAAAACGCAAATGTGGTTTTTTCAGCAAAACAATTAAATTCAAAAGAAGTAGATGATGTAAGAACACAATTAGCTATTTTAGACAGTATAATTTTATCTGAAAATCCAAAATCAAGAAGATCAGAATTTACACAAATTGCTACTTATCTTGCAGATAAATACAAAGTATCAAATATTACTGGTAATAATTTATCACTTATAATCCCTAATGTAGAGGGTGGAGTTCAAATAAGGGGAAGGACATAATCTATGGCAATAGCAAAAGCATTAAGTAAAGCAGCAAAATCTACTGGTAAGTTTCTTAAAGAAAAAGGAAGACAAGCTGTAACTGCTACTAAAGGAGTAAGAGGAAAAGCTAAACCAGCAATAGCAAAAGCAAAAGATGTTACTACTAAAGCTGGTACTAAAATTAAATTAGGTGCAAAGAAAGCCAAAGATCTCTATGAAAGTGGTATAAAGAAAGAAACTCTAGAGAGTGCAAAAGGAAAAGTAACAAGAGCCACAACAAAAGTTAAAGAAAAAGCTAAACCAGTAGTAGCTAAAGTAAAAGGAACTGCTGAGAAAGCTAAAGCAAAAGCTCAGCCTATTGTTGATAAAGCAAAAGAAAAAGGAGCTAAGCTAAAAAGAACAGCTGAAAGATCATTTGTTAATGACCAAAGAGTAGATGATGCTGGTGGCGGAAATATGGCTGATTTATATGGAATACCTAAATCTGGTCAGTCTGGAACATTTCAAAATCAAATTCTTGGAGGTTATCTTAATGTAAAAGGAAAGATAAAAGCCAATCCAAAAACAAGTGCTGCAATAGGAGCATTAGCTGCTGGTGCATTAACAGCTTCTATTATGGCATCTAACAATAATCCTAAATCTGATTATGAAATGAAAAGATCAGGTGAAGGTTTCCAATTAAAGTTTAATGATGAAGGTAAGAATAAAATCTTAACTGGTAAGGCATTAAGTCAAAAAGAAATAGATGAAGTGAGATCTATTATTGCTTATATGGAATCTATTATTGTATCTGATAATCCTAAAACTAGAAAAAAAGAATTTATTGCTGCTATGGATCAATTATCTGGATATGGAGTTAATAGCGTTATTGGTAAAAATCTAATGATTAATATGCCACAATCATTACCCATGAATGATTTTCGTAGAAGATGGTAAATGGCAACAACTAAAATAGATATTGTCAATAGAGCCTTAGTAATAGTAGGAGCTAATAAAATAGCTTCTTTTAGTGATTCTTCTACAGAAGCAACTGTTGCTGACGAAATCTATGAGGAGTTCCTAGAATCTTTACTAACAAGATCTCATTGGGACTTTGCTACTGAACAACAACAACTTTCTTTATTAGCTGATGCACCTACAGGAAGATATGAATATGCATATCAAATGCCTAGTAGCCCAGCTGTTGTTCATGTACATACAGTAACTGTTAATGATTTTCCTATTCCTTATGAAAGATATGGTAATAAAATATTCGTTAATGGGTATGGTTCTAACAGCGTCTTAGTTATGGATTACATTTTTAGACCTGACGAAAGTACATTCCCACCCTATTTTAGACATGCTTTAGTATTCAAACTAGCTTCTGCTTTTGCTGGATCTATTGCAAGAGATGCAGCTTTAGTGAATCAATTTGATACTTTAGCTGAAAGACATTTACTCATTGGTAGAAATACTGAAAGTAAGGAAACAACAAGTAATCGACTTAATACAGATAAGTTTCTTACAAATCGCTGGAGTACACGAAGTGGTAAGATTGGATCGTAATGCCCAGAAAAGTAAGACAAGTTTATACCAACTTCTCAGCTGGTGAATTAAATCCCCTTTTAAATTCTCGAACAGATGCTCAATCATATTTTGAGGGAGCAAAACAATGTCGTAACTGGTATTTATTAGACGAAGGTGGTCTAATGCGTAGACCAGCTACTAGTTATTTAGCAACCTTAGTAGGGGAAACTAGATTAATACCTTTTATCTTTTCTGAAGACGAAGTAGCTATTTTTGCTTTATCTAATAATAGATTAGATGTTTATAATTCAAGTGGTTCTGCAATTGCTGCTAATATAACAACCAATTGTAATTGGACTACAGCTCAGTTATTTGAACTAAACTTTGCACAATTTGGAGATACAGTTTTCCTTACGCATAGAGATAATCCTATTAGAGAAATAAAAAGAACAAGTGCTAGCTCATTTAGTGTGTCTGCATTTGAATTTGAAGAAGATGATTCAGTAACAGTAGGTGGTGTAAATAAAACTACACAACCTTTTTATAAATATGCAGATACAAGTATAACACTAACTCCAGCTGCAACATCTGGAACTGGAGTAACAATTACTGCTAGTGCAGATACTTTTGTTTCAAATCATAATGGAACATATATACGCATTGGTGGTAAACAATGTAAAATAACTAATTATACAAGTGCTACTTCAGTAGACGTTACTATATTAGAAGCATTGGCTAGCACAAGTGCTGACTTGGATTGGGAAGAACAATTAATATCTGCTGTTAGGGGGTATCCTCAAGCTGTATCATTTCATGATAATAGACTTTGGTTTGGTGGGGTTAAATCAAAACCTTCTGCTATTATTGGCAGTGAAATAAGTGGTTATAGAAATTTTGATGTAGGTACAGGGTTAGATAGTCAATCTATTAATGTGGCTATTACTTCTGATAAAGTAAACGAAGTAAGACATTTAGTATCTTCTAGAAATTTACAAATATTTACAGATGCTGGTGAATATTACATTCCTTCTTCTGATACTACTGCTATTACTCCTAGTAATGTATCTTTCTTAAGACAAACACCTTACGGATGTAATAGAGCTAATCCTACACCATTTGATGGAGCTACATTATTTAGTCAAAAAAATGGCAAAACTATTAGAGAGTTTATCTTTAGTGATTTAGAACAAGCTTATAAATCAACTTCGGTTTCTGTTCTTTCTTCTCAATTAATTGATGCTCCTAAACAAATCGCTATGCAAACAGGAAACAATGAAAGAGCTGAACAGTTTGCTTTTTTCTTAAATAGTGGTTCTACAGGAGGTGGTAAACTAGCTGTATTCCATAGTATTAGAGATGAAAAGATAGCTGGTTGGACTATGTGGGAAACTAAAACTAATGATGAATTTTTTAGTGTAATAGCTTTAAATGAAAATTTATTTGTAGTTACAAAAAGAGTATTGCCCTCTGGCACGGTTTATTTACTCGAAAAATTTAGTGATACAGATAGCGTTACTCTTGATTGTTCTACGCTAACAACTGTATACCAAAAAGGCACTCCTTTAGTAAATGGAGCTGGTCAAACAGGAACGACAGTTAATGTTGATGGTTTTACTGCCGATCCTAAAGTTAATGAAACATTTACAATAGCTGGAAATGCAACTGAGTATGAAATTATTGCTGTAACCAATACGGGTTCAGGAGCATATACTTTAGCTTTAGATAAAACTTTAGCTGCTACCCCAGCTGATAATGCTGCTATTACTATTGTTAATGGATTTAGCCATACAGTAAATGCTGTGTATCAAAATACTACAAAAGTAAATGCAGTCTACGGAAATGGTTCTCTTGGAGAATATACAGTAGATAGTAATAATAGAATTACTTTATCTAATTCACCTTTTCCTACAGGAGTCAGGGTAGGATTTAATTTTACGCCTATTGTAGAAACTATGCCTTTAGATAAAGAGGTTGAAACAGGACCATTGACAGGACAGCCAAGAAGAATTAATAAAGTAATTATAGATATGTCTGAAGGATTGGATGTTAAGATGAAAACTACTGGAGATACCTATTACCCCTTAGTTATACAACAAACAAACTTTACTGTTAATAGTGATGTATCAGCTACCACTGGTAGAAAAGAGTTTAATTTTTTAGGTTATTCTAAATCACCTACCATTAACATATCGCAGAACGATCCTCTGCCACTTAAAATATTAGGATTAGCTATGGAGATAACTTTCGCATAATGCAAGCAGTCGCAACCTCATCAATGCTAACAGCTATTGGAACTGGAATATCAGTTGTTGGCACTCTATCTTCTATGAATGCTCAAAGAGCTGCTATAGAAAGAGAAAATCAAAGATTAGAAACTGAACGTCAAATGGCTGCACTAACAGCTTTACAAGATGAAAATGCTAGAATGGAAACGTTAAGCCAAAATTTAGCGTCTAACTTAGCGTTTGCTTCGATTGCTGGGTATTATGATGACTCTCGAAGTTTTCTAAATATTCAAGATCAAACAAGAAAAAATGCAGCAAAAGATATAGCTCAAATAAGATTAATGGGTTCAGCTGTTCAAAGTAAAATAGGACAGCTTAAATATGAAAATGTTATGAAGAAACAAGATTTAACATTTGGTGGTTGGACTTCAATCGCTGGTCAATTAACAACTGGGTATAAAGGATATCTAGAAGAAAAATCAATAGAAAAGGCAATAGACTAATGGCATTAAAAGTAGGTGAAAAAGAAGTAGGAACTAGTATTGCTTCTTTATCTCAAAGAAGAGGAGTAACTCCAGCTTATACAGGAGATGCACTAGCAACTGCTGCTGATAATATTGGTAAGGTTGTTAATACATTCCAAGCAAGAGCTGCCGAATTATTAGACTTAGAGTATAGAACTAAAGCTAATGTAGATGCTACTAACTATTTAACTACATTATCTAGAGATGAAAATTACAGATATGATCCTGATAAGTTTATGGCGGCTGCTAATGCTTATATGGAAAAATCTATAGAACAAGCTCCTCTTAGATATAAATCATGGACTAAACAATTAATTAGCCCACTTATAGCTACTAAAGGTGATGCTTTATGGACTAAATGGAATAATAGAAATCAAGCAGAAAAGCAAAAGATATTCCAAGATGGTCATACAGTAATAATGAATGACATTGCTACTCAAATGCAAGATATGAACTTTGCCCAATTAGATGAATTTATTGTTGGTCCTGATGGGGAAGGGGGAATGGCTCTACAGAAATTAGGTGAATCTTATGAGCTTTATACAAAGTTATACAATTCTTTAGATGATAATTCCAATTTGCTTCGACCAGAAGAATGGTTTAGAAACCAACAAATATTTATAGAAGAAGCAAGAATGGAATCTATTGTTACTAGTTTTTTAAAAGATGCCTTAATAGCAGATGCTGATAGTTATCTTAATGATCCAATGAATTTAGGATTTGAGAAAGATGATTTACAATTTGAGAATGCAGCTAAATACGTTAAAACTATATTAAAAAAATATCAGGAAAATCCTGAAAAGATAGAAGAAATCCCAGCTTTTGCTTCTTTATTAAAAGATACTACTATTCCGGAAAGAGAACTAATAGTTACAAATTTACAAGAGAAGATAAAATCTTACCAAAATGATTCTGATAAAGAATTTGAAAAATATAAAGTTAAACAACAAATTAATGCTGAAAGTCTTGTTGCTGATGTACATCAAAGACTAGACGGATTTGATAGTAAAATGTTATTAGAACAAGATAACAATGAATTAGTTACTTTTTTACAACAACTTAATTTATCACAGGCAGATATTACAAATATCCTTCATAAGAAAAAATCTAACACATTAATCTGGGAAGAATCTAAAAATTATTTAGCTAAACCAGAAATGTCTAATATGCACAATATGTCTATTACTATAATGAATAAGCTAAAAGCAGAAGGATGGACAACTTATGAAAATGCTGAACAAGTTAAACAAGCTATGGTTGATAGTTTGTTTAATCAACAACTTAGACCACATGAAACAGTAACTTATCGTACTGAAATAGCTCCACAACTAGGATATGGTGAAACGCAAGAAGGTATGAAGCATACACCATTTTTTAATGCTAATACTATTGACTTCTTTGAATATGATGAAAGTGGTCGATTAAAATATCCAGATGCTTTAAACACAATTAATGAATTGGTATCTGTAACTAATAGAGTGCCTACTGCTGTTCTTGATGCTTTTGGGCAACAAGAGTATTTACAAATTAAAAGTCCTTTAGATTTCCAAAGAACATTAGAGTTAGGTAAATTAGCTATGAATATAATAGATAAAGATATACCTCCTTCTAATTTAGACGAACATAGTATTATAGAGTTAAAAGCATGGAGTAATTTTTATAAAGAATATCAATCAATAAATATTCCTGATGATAAAGCATTTAAAGATGTTAGAGATGATCTAGAAGGCGTACTAATAGCTAGTTTAAGCCCAACAGGAGAAAATTTTTATTCTTCTAGTAATTATTGGGTAGATGCTAATTTAAGTTTTGACGCCAATATTACAGAAGATGGACAAATAAATGTTGCTCAGTTATTTAAACATTATGTTAAAGATAATATTGATACTATGCCTGTTAATACTCTTATTCCATTTTGGGGAGAGCTTTTTAAAAAAGAACTATCTGATTCAGATTTAGATGCTATTGCTAATATTGTTGAAGTTCCCTTTAAAGCACTACTAGCAGAAGATATATATTTACATTATACTAATAGAAAGGTTGATCCTAATAATGTTAAACCGGGTGAACTTTTAGTTCCAAATAGTTTCCTTAATGAAAACTATTTATTAAAAGTATTTACCCAAGCTATGCAAATGAAAGACATAAAAGAATGGACTCTATTAAATGATTGAACGATTTAACCTAATAGATACCTATACTCAAAGAGGTTTTAATGAAGATGAAATTATTGACGATGCTTTATGGGCTACTATGCAAACAATTGGTGGTTATACAGATTATGAAAGAGAGCTAAGAGGAATATCTGATGATTTTTATGATAATTACAACCTTAGAAGAATGTATAAAGACGGAAGATTAAAATTTTTATGGAATGACACAAGTGGAACTAGAAATCCAGCATATAATATTTTTATAGATATTGATGGTGATGGTCAATCATGGCAACAACTAACTAATATGAAAAATAGAAATGCTTTATTTGTGCCTGAAAAAATGGGTACAAGATATACCAATATGAAATTCAAAGCAATTTATGAAGAAGTAATTGGTAAAATGGCTGATGATTTCTTAGAAGCAAAAGGAGAATGGTTTAGAGAAAAAGGATCTGAGGAAACTGTTACAGACATTGATAGTGCTAGAGAAATGTATGAAAATCTTCCAATGGGTATGGATGATGCTAAAGATATGTATATTAGAAGTTTTGGTATCCCAGAAGAACAAGCTAAAGAAGTTAGTAGTTTAATGAGTGCTCTGACTAGAGTAGCATTTGGTTTGGTTTTTGACAAAGGACAAGAAGGATTAAAAAACCTAGAACAACTATTTGAATCTGTTCCTTTTTTCCCAAATATAAATTATGATCCTAATGCTCTTGCAGATATACAACAAGACAGAATGTTAAATATGCAAGCCTTAGATGAAGCAAAGGTAAGATTACAAGAAGAATTGCCTGTAGAAATGTATAATAGGTTGTCAGTTGAATTTGACGAAGCACATTTGCCTCAAATGATGAATAATCCTTTTGCTGAAAGTATTATAAAACATGAAGGATATAGAAGTTATGTTTATAATGCTGTAGATCCTAATTTTGATTCAAAAGAGATAGAAATGTCAGCTGGTGGTACTAGAGGCGTTGCTACAGGAGATGTTTCTCGTGAACCATATGTAGAAGGATCTAATATTTCTAATTCACAATATGAATCATTAACATCAGAAAATGCTGATCCTACTATAGGACCGGGTTTGTCTTTAAAAGATCAAATAAACATAGATATTTTAGAATCTATTAAAAACATTGATGGAACACAAAAATATACTTTAGAGGGATTAATGAATGGAACTCAACGATTAGATCGTGCAGATGCGTACTATGTTTTTTATAAAAGGGTTGCTGAAAAATTACAAATAGCTAATAAAAAAACTAAATCTTATGACTTATTGGCTCCAAAAAATATGTTGTTAGGAGTAGGTATAACTAACTTAGAATATTTAGGTGGTGGATTTAATGGTCCTAAATTTTACGAAGCTCTAAATAATTTTGCTGCAACAGGGGATGAAAAATATATTGGTGTTTTTGGACCATATAAAGAAGGTGATGAGTATAGTATTGGTCAAGAATTATACACAGATGCTGTAAGCGCAGTAACAAAAGATGGAATAAAGTTAGGAGGGTATGAACCAAGATTTAGAGATGTATATGATCTTATTAAAGCATGGTCTTTAGGTAGTTTTGATATTATGCCTTCTTATGTATTAAATCCAAATTTATTAAATCCCAATAGGATAGGTTAATGGGTTTTATTAATATAGCTGCGATTTCCCCTTATAGAGAAACTTACGAACAACCTGAAGAATTTAATCTTGGTGAAGCTTTACAAAATGTAGGTAGAGGAATAGGAGATGAAAATTTAATTGCCATATTAATTAAAGATAGAATAGCTTATGAAGCTAATGGTAATCCTTTTTTACAAAAAGATCCCAATTACAATGTTTATTTAGATCCTCAGTTTAGAGGACTAGAAGACTATATGGGAAATTTTCTACATGCTAATAACAAAGAACATGCTTCAGCTCTTATTAAAGATTTCTTAAACGGAGCAGATAAATATAAAAGTAGTCCTTCTTATATTGTGGGTAGAATACTAGGTGGTTTAACAGATCCTTCGTCTTTATTCTTTTTTAGCAAAGCTAGTAATATATTAATGAGAGGTACTCGATTATCTAATTCTTTAGGCATGGGTTCTTTAATAGCTGGAGAAGAACTAATTAAAGCTAATAGAGATCCTAATAGACCTATTTCTGATACTGCTTTAATTACTGCTGGTGGTTTTATTATACCAGCATTGTTTCCAGCTATTCCTAGAGGAAGTGCTAAAAACTTTGATAGAACAGCTAATTTTTATGACAAAGTAGATGAGTATTATCGTGCTGGTGGTTCGGTTGGTGCTAAATCATTTTGGAAAGCTGACCTAGCAAAAGAAGCAGATGAACTAAATAAAATAGCTCCTACAGGAATGGGTGTCTTTGGAGAAAATAGTAGAACTACTCCTGTGTTTAGAACCTTACAAGAAAAAATTGATACTGCTCAGGAATTTATTGAAAGTACTTTAGAGATTCCTTTAATGCAGAGAAAGAACTTTTTAGATGAAGCTACTAAGCCTTCTATCGAAAGAAATATTAAATCTCGTTATTATAATGTTATTCAAGCTAACGAAGAAATGATGAGCTTATATGATGAGTATCTTCATTATAAAGGATTATCTGGCAGAGCATGGTATGAAAAAATTGTGGATAGAAAGTTTACATTAAGAAATGATGTAATGAATAGTACCCAGTTTAGAGAATTAGTATTTGAAAAACTACTCATGGGTAAAAACTATAGAATTGCTAATCAAGATGATCGTATTAATGATATCATTAAACAAGCAGCTGAAAGCCAAAGAAAATACTATGATGATCTAGTTAATGAGTATGACAATGCAAAGATTGTTCAATCTTATTTAGGAACAAATATAGAAAGATTAGACTTTTTTAGAGAAGTATGGAAAAGAGAATTACGCAATACTGGTGATGAAATTAGAAGATTAACACTACAAAACCAAATAGCTGATATTAGTGTTCAAATAAACAAGCTTCAAAAGAGATTAGATTACGTTAATAAAAACGGAATTAAAAGAAGGGACTATGTTAATATTGTTTACAAAAGAGATGTTATAGATGCTCGTTTTAGTGATTTCCAAAGAATCATGAGAAACATTTTAAACAATCCTAATGATCCTAAATTGGCTTCTTTAACTAAAGATGAAATAGAAGATATTATTGAAAACTTTAGAAACTATCAGCCTATTATACAGTTCCAAAATGTATGGGATGTTATTGGTAAACAAATACCTAAACTAGAAACAGTTAATAAGGTTAGTAGTCGATTCTATTCTCGTCATATTGACTTAGGTAAGTTTGGTTATAAGAAATTAATGGATGCTGGATTCATTGAGAAAGATCTAACATATTTGAATAGATTATACTTTAATCAGGTAGTTCCTGATATTGAAGTTAGTAAAGTATTTGGCGATCCTTTAGGACTAGGCTCGAGAGCTATGAAAGATCCTGAATCTCCATTCCAAAGCGGCTTATTAGCTATTGATATGGAATACCAAAGAATCCTAGAAAAGACTATTATTGAAAAAGGTTTTGATTCCAAAGCTGCTAATAATATTAGAAAGACTCGTAAAGAAGCTTTAGAAGATGCTTATGCTGGTATTCAGCTAGTACAAGGTACTAGGGGTTTGCATGCAGATCCTAATAGATGGCAGAGTAGAATGATTAGAATGGTTAAATTATACAATGCTTTGACTATGCTAACAGGATTATCTCAAGTAGTAGACGTTGCTAGATTAGTTACAACCAATGGTATTACAAAAACTATGGGAGTTAGTTGGGATGTTTTAACTAGTGGTATGCCTAAAGAAATTTATAAGATGAATAAGAAATCTATTAATCTAGGTGGTGAAGCTCTAGATTTAGCTACAAGTTCTACTGTTATGAGAATGTATGACATTGATGATGCTTATGGAGTATTTAATAAAACAGAAAGAACAATGAGTACTATGGGTAATATTTACTTTACCTTCTTTAACTTAGCTAACCCTTGGAATACTTTTGTTAAGACTCTTAGCTCTACTTATAATTCTACTAGAATGCTAGAAGCCATTGAAGGCTGGGTAGAAAAAGGAACTATAAGTAAAGTTAATAAAGCTAGACTTCAATCCTTAGGTATTGACCTAGAAGGTTCTAAAAAGATATTAGCTCAGTATAAAAAATATGGAGTAGGTAAAGGCTCGGTTAATAATCTTAAAGCTGGTAAGACAAACTTAGACTATAAATATATGAGAACTGCTAACACAGATGCATGGGATGATCCTGATGCCGCTAAATTGATGAATGATGCTTTAGCTAAACAAGGTAATATCGATATTGTAACACCCGGAAAAGGTGATGTCCCTCTTTGGACTAACAGTGAAATGGGTGGATTAATTACTCAATTCAAAAAATGGGCATTTAGTTCTACACAAAGAATTGGTATGAGAGGATTACAAGAAAGAGATATGAACCAATTAGTAGGTGTTATGCTACTGATGATGGGTGGAGCAGCTGTAGATGCAATTAGAACTCACCAATTAAATAGAGATTACAGCAAGAAAAAATATAACGATAAGCTTGTAGATGCTTTTGATCGTTCTGGATTGGGTGGAATTTTTTCTGATATTAATAATAACCTAGAAAGACTAACTAATAACTATGTAGGACTGCGACCATTACTAGGAGATAAGAAGCCTTATGGTACTTATAGAGATGTATTTAACAATCCTTTTCCTGATGTATTAGGTCCTACAGCTAATCAAATAGCTAATATATCTGAGATTATGTGGGCATGGGGGACAGGGACTTATAATCATCATGACGCAAGGAATGTGCGTAGACTCATACCTTTTCAAAATGTATGGTGGCTGGATAATAACTTCGATAAGCTAGAAAAAGGTTTAAGATAATGGCATTACAAATATCAGATACAAGCCCTAGAGTACAATATACAGCTACTTCTGGACAAACTACATTTTCTGTACCTTTTGAGTTCTTTGATGATGAAGATTTAAAAGTTATTGTTACTAATGCTGGTGGTGTTGATACTACTTTAACTCTTAATTCTAGCCCTAGTTCTGTTACTCAATACTCTGTAACTGGTGCTGGCGTTAATGGTGGTGGATCAATTACGCTCGGTTCAGGTGCTACTCTTAATGATAAATACACAATTAGAAGAAACTTATCTACACAAAGAATTACTGACTTTCCTACTTCTGGTACTTTCCCTATTAATTCTTTAAACACAGAATTAGATAAAGTAATCGCTATTATTCAACAAAAAGAAGTAGATATTAATCTAATACCCAAAGCAGCAGATACAACATCTACAGCTTATGGTTTAACTTTTCCTGAACTAGTAGCTAATAAAGTATTAACAGTAAATACTGCTGGTAATGCTCTTAATTTTTCTCAAGAAATAGGTAACTTTAAAGGAAACTGGTCAGCTAGTGCAGCATATGTACAAAGAGATATAGTTAAAGATACTTCTACTAACAATATATTTATAGCAAATGCTGCTCATACATCATCAGGATCGCAACCTTTAACAACTAATACAGATTCTGCAAAGTGGGATTTATTAGTAGACGCTGCTACAGCAACAACCTCTGCAACTAACGCTGCTAGTTCGGCTACTGCTGCTGCTTCTAGTGCAACTACTGCATCTGGACACGCAACTACAGCGACTACTAAAGCTGGAGAAGCCGCAACTTCTGCCACTAACGCAGCAAGTTCTGCAACAGCGGCTGCCAGTTCAGCTACTAGTGCTAGTGGTTCTGCCACAACTGCAACCACTAAGGCTAGTGAGGCAAGTACCAGTGCAAGCAACGCAGCAACATCTGCAACATCTTCTGCAAGTTCTGCTACAACTGCAACGACTAAAGCAAGTGAAGCATCAACCTCTGCTACAAATGCTGCTTCATCTGCAACGACAGCTTCTGGTCATGCTACCACAGCTACTACTAAAGCAACTGAAGCTGCTACCTCAGCCACGACAGCAACAACACAGGCAACTACAGCTACCACAAAAGCAAGTGAAGCTGCTACGTCAGCGACAAATGCTGCCGCAAGTGCTGCCGCTGCTGCCGCTTCTGCTGATAGTTTTGATGATACTTATTTAGGTGCTAAGTCATCTGATCCGACACAAGACAATGACGGAGATTCTTTAAACGCTGGAGATTTATATTTTAATACATCAAGCTCAGTTCTTAAATATTACGATGGTTCGTCTTGGCAGACTATAACTGCTGACACAGATGTTAAAACTAAAGTTAGTTCTAACGATACTACTGCTGGATTTCTTAATGGTAAACTAGTAGCTGGAACAGCTGTTACATTTACTGAAGGTAATGATGGTGGTAATGAAACATTAACAATAAGTGCAACAGATCCAACTGCTCTTGCTATAGCTTTAGGATAGAAAGGATAAAATGGCTAATACTTTTAAAATAAAAACTAATGATGCTATGCCAGCTAGTTCTGGTACGCCTTTAACATTATATACAGTACCTAGTTCTACTAGCACTGTGGTGCTAGGATTATTACTATGTAATATTCATACTTCAGCTGTAGATGTTAGTGTTAAAATTGAATCAGATACTTCTGATACAGAAACAAATCAAACTGTATTTGTAGTAAAAAATGCACCTATTCCTGTTGGTGGTACTCTTGAAGTACTAACTGGTAGTAAGGTTGTATTACAAACTACAGATGTTCTTAAAATTGATTGTTCTGTATCTGCAAAAATAGATGCAGCATTATCAATAATGGAGATTACATAGAATGTCTTATATTGGTGTAAAACCAGCTGATGCGGCATTAACAGCAGATGATATAACAGATGGTATTATCTCTACAGCTAAGATAGCTGATGATGCAGTTACTTCAGATAAAGTAAATTTTAGTTTAGGTAAAGTAGGACAAGTAGTTACAACATCAATAACACTAAATCAAGATATAACATCAACCTCTTTAACTGAATTAAATACTTCATGTAGAGTAACAATAACTCCTTCTGCTACAGGATCAAAAGTATTATATTTTTGTAGTTTTCCTTTTTTTAGTAGTTCTGCTAACACAGGATTTTTTATGAATATTTATAAAGATGTCGGTGGTGGTGGTTATGGTGATGATTCAGGAGAAATAAGTAGATACTCTGGTTATCAAAGTTCAACTGGAAATTATGATGTTGCCTCTTGGCAGTATTTATCATCACCTAGTACAACTAGTGCAGTAACTTATACCCCTTATGTAAAAGTAAGTAGCAACACAGTTAATTTTGGTAATAATGCTAAATTTAATGCAACAGTTATGGAGATATTAGCATAATGTCTTTAGTAAAATTAAAATCAAGAGGTGTAAATTTTGGCACAGTTATTAATTCAAGTAGAGCATTTTTAACAAGTGGTACAGTTACACTAAATACTTCATCTGTAACTGATACAGGATTCGATCATACTTATACTGCTTCATCTACAAGTAATAAACTTTTGCACATGATTAACTGTGCATGGAGAAAAAATGATGAAGGTGGAACTTCAGGTCAGTTTACAATTTATGCAGATGATAGCTCAATATCAGAAATATCTGATTCTGCTGCTTTAGGAGAATGGCATCAAGATGGCGCAACAACAGATATTAAAGGCAGTACGATTCATTATTTTTCTGCTAGTGTAGCATCAACAAGTGCAATTAAATATTCTTTATATGGTAAAGGGGGAAATTTCTTACTTCAAGCTGGAAGTAGTAATCCTTTAATTTGGACAATATTGGAGATTTCATCATGAGTTATAAACACCAAGCAATAATAAAACTACACAGCAATGTTGCAATTATAAGAGGTGAAGATGCTTTTGATAAAGATGAAAATAAAATTTCCTATGATAATGATGCAGTTTTATTAGAAGCATCATTAATAGAACTTAGAGAAAAAAGAAATAATTTATTAAGAAAAACAGATTGGACAGCTAGTAGTGATTTAACAATGTCAAATGAAATGAAAACTTATAGACAAGAATTGCGTGATGCTCCTACAGGATTAGATACTGTAGAGAAAGTAGAAGCATACACATTCCCAGATGAGGTATTAAAATAATGGCATACATAGGAAGAAATATTGATAATTTATCAGACAGAGCAAAACTAGATGCTATTACAGCAAGTGCTACAGCAACTTATAATCTTCTTTTAAGTGGTGCTGCTTATACACCTAGTAGTGCTGAATCATTAACTGTAAGTCTTAATGGTGTTATTCAAGCACCCCAAACATCTTATTCAGTTTCAGGAAGCACGATTATATTTGCATCTGCTTTAACTAGTTCAGATACTATAGATTTTATATTAGCAGAAAGAGCAATACAATTAACAACAGTTGGATCAGGTACTGTAGGTAGTTCACAAATAACTGCTGATGTCATAACAGGACAAACAGCTTTAGGAGCAGCTCCAGCAGATACAGATGAACTTTTAATTTCTGATGCTGGGACATTAAAAAGAGTAGATTATAGTTATTTAAAATCTGCTAACACCCCAGCTTTTTTTGGAAGAAAAGCATCTACACAAGGAAGTATAGCTAGAGCAACTTTTACAAAAGTTACAGGATTTACAGATAATGAAATAGATAGTGATACTGCCTTTGATGGTACTACATTTACAGTACCTAGTGGTAAAGGAGGTAAGTATTATATATTTGTTCAATTATATTGCGATTATGGAACTGCTGCTGGAAGCGATGGAGAATACTCTATAGCTTCTATTTATGTTAATGGTTCTAAAGTTTCTAGTGGTTTAATAGAACTACAGGGTTCTGCTAACTATATTCAAACAACTTGTACTGCACATACAATAATAGATTTAAGTGCAAGTGATACTGTGGAAGCATATGTCTATCTTAAAGATGAAAATGGTGGAACTGCTAATGTAGCACCAGATGATAGTCAATTCGGTGGTTACAAGTTAATAGGAGTATAAAATGGCTAGTTTACAAACAAAAGTAGAATTATATATAAAAGAAAATTCTGAAACTTGGGATGATACAAAAGTATCTTTACAAAATGATAGTGATGGTAAAGGCGATTATATCAAAACATGGACATATAGTTTTTCTAAACCTACTGATTCACAAATAGCTTCATACGAAACTGCTGGTAATACAGAAGAAGCTAACAATATTGTTAGAGCTACTCGTAAATCAGCTTATGGTAATATTGGCGATCAATTAGATGAAATCTATAAAGATATAGATGCTTGGAGAACTAGAATCGCACAAATTAAATCAGATAATCCAAAGGAGTAAAGCATGTGTGAATACTGCAATGGCGAATGTGTAT